GGCTTCAGTGAAGCCGAAAACCCTCTTAATGGTATTAGACTCTCCGAATTCAAAAACGAAGAAGTAAATAAGAAAATGGAAGAATGTACTGATGGCTTTTGCCCGATGCCTACTGCTACAACAGTAGATCATAATTTACACTTCTTTGATCCAGTAGAAAAACCAATGCATTATGCAGCTGGTTCTGTAGAGTGTATAGATGCAATAGAAGCACAGCTCACACCAGAAGAATTTCGTGGTTATCTAAAAGGTAATATTGCTAAATATATGTGGCGTGAACGAAAGAAGGGAGGTAAAGAATCCCTAAAGAAAGCTAGATGGTATTTAAATAAACTTATTGATTTAGATGGCTAAAGGCTCATCATCATCCTCATCAAATTCCTCATTCATGGCTTCTTGAGCTTTAGTAGCCAGATCAAGTAATTCAACATCCGTAGGAACGTCAAAGTCAATGTCTACATTCTCTTCTGCCATCATAGATTTGAGTGCATATATTTCCATTAGACGCTGATGAAACAAAGATAACAATGCAACATAAAGTTGATCCCATGTCATGTCTTTTGCTCTCATCTCAGCTTTCTTCATAGAAAACTGATGCTCTAACGGCAGTTGGAATGCTTTAGGTTCAACTGAATTTTCCATTAGTTGTTACTATTTTCTACTTTTATTCTACGACTATCTATCGAAATCACCATAGGTACTTTCAAAATATGTGTCTAATTTGACTTCATCAGATAATTCTTTGGAATGATTCCCATAGTCATTCATAAATTCTGCAAGTATATAAGGATTAACTTTTTTCTCTAATTTTAGTAAAGCTTCTATCTGACAAGGAAAAGCTTGATAACTATTTGCTGCTATTAATAAGACACCGGGAAAAGGAACCTCAGTAATATCTATTTCCTCTACAAATAAATTTGTTTCTTCTTTTCTTCTCTCTAACAAATGTCCTAAAGCTTTATGATTCGCATCATATATCCATCTATTCATCTCTTCGGCTGCAGAGTGATAACGTTGTCCTTCGAGATGATCAATGATGGTGCTGTATAAAAAAGATTTCCACCCTATCGAATGAATGAAAGATATCAAAGCATTCTTCATTGATTGGTCTATATGTAAATTTAATTTATCTAACTCTTCTTCAATTAAATGTATTTCACACAATAAATACTCTAAAGCTTTCTGTTTGGTAACACGATGTCCTGACTTTACTGGAGAACCATCTGGATAGAACTGAGTTCCGTAACCAAAAGTGTAAGGATGCTTTCCAGTGACTGAGTCTGGATAGGCTTTTTCTTTATACCCTTCATGTTTACAAATAATGTTAATGGCTTTAGTGAAATCTGCCATACAAAGTAATAACTATCTACTATTAATCATACCTAACTTTATTACCATTTCACCTTATGAGACCAATATCTAGCAGAGAATTTATCGGGGTTTGCATCTTGTGCATTATGTCTGGCGTAATAAGATTTTTTACGTGCTTTATCTTTTGCTGTTTTAGGATTTTTACCTGCTCCTTTTACACCTTGTTGTCCAAATCTTATAATTTTTTCTTTACCATCTTTACATGCTTTCACTACATGTGATTTAGTAGGATGTTTGGGGGTTCTCTTTGGCTTATTACACGCCATCTTATCCTTCGCAAGTTTTGCGGCTGTTGCTGCTTTTTTACGTTTATTTGACATATTTACTTAGATAAGACTAGAGAAACCCTTTGTGAATTGACTTAGAATCTCACTTCCTTTTTTAGATTTGTAATCCTCCTCTTCATCATCATAATCCACGTCAAACGTAAAATAGCTACTTTCTCTCTCTTTTTCTGGTTCTTTCTCTTTTTTCTGTGTCCCAAATATACCTTCTTTATCACCTGTTAACTCACTAACCATACTAAAAGCTGCAAAAGGATCACTTCTATAATCAGATCCACCTAATCCGTCTATACTTATTTTTCCTGTCTCTCCTACCTGACTTAATATTTTTTGAGAACCCGGATCTAGGTCTGGAAATACATTTTCGTAGAAATCATCTTCACTACCTTCATATCCAGCATCTTGAAATACTTTGAATAATTGTGTTTCCCCTTTTAATTTGGAATCTGTTTTATAATCCTCTTCTCTTTGTATATACTCAACTCCAAGTAACTGTTGTGTAGGTTTCTCACGTTTCTCATTGAGATATTTTAGTTGTGCTCTTATATCAGCGGCACTACCTGTTCTAAAAGTCTCAGCTATGTAATTCTTTAAATCAGCTGCTGTACCTTGAAAGTCTGATAATCCAACTTGTTCTAAAGCATAGTTCCATTCTTCAGGTTGATCTGGATCTAAACCTTCGATCATATCGTCAGCAAATTCTTCAGGTCTTATAAACTGACCAAATACAGTTGGTTGTTTTCCAGCTTCATCTACAAGTTTCGGAAGAATGTTTGTATAAATATGATCTTTAACTTTACCAGCATTTATAACATCCTCTGCTGGATCAAATTTATAATTAGGATTTTTACCTTTTACCTGATAGTGTAATTGAGCAAATTGTTGTTTATCATTAACATCAGCTCCATATCTATAGGCTAATTCTGCCCATGTTCCCTGTCCTGGATTAAGAGAATCTGCTATTTCGTTAGGTTTACTACGGGCTTTCTCCCAATCTTCTTCCACTATTTTTTTCTGGTTATCATATTGATTCTGTAAACCTACACTCATACCAGCTCCGACTGGATTGAAGTAAAAATCACTATTAAATTTTTTATCAACTGCACTATCTCTAATTTGATCTAGATAAGCCTTTGCTTGTAATTCACCAACTTCATTAACAGCATTGACTAAAGTTTGTGTTTGGAAAGGGTTTTGTTCTTCTTGTCTAACATCTAAATATTCAACAAACTCATTCATTGATCTGGATTCATCAAATCGTGGTTTCAAATAATCAGTAATATAACTCTGTGCAAAAGACTTTTGAATATTTACTTGTTGTTCTGCAGCATCCGCTGCCTCTTCTACTGTATAACCTAACTCTAGATAATCATCTTCAAATTCACTGTAATTCTTTTTAATTGAATCATCAAACCACTGTTGCCAGTTATAAACGACATTGTTATTTACACCTGTAACACCGCTAAGTTGTTTCTCTAATGTTTTAGAATCCAATCCACTATCTTTACCCATAAATGGTAAGAAACCACCTTTACCTAAATCTCCTAATAAAGAATCAGAAAGACTTTTATTAACATCCATTATTTCACCAAAGGTACTAAACTGTCCCATTAGTGCTAGTTCTTGTTCTTTAGCTTTTGCTCTTCTTAATTGATCAAAAGTATCTTTTAAAACATTTTGAGTTAATGCTCCAAATTTCTTTGTCTGTACAAGTGCTTCTTCTCCTACTACGCCTGTAATTGCATCTTCTAACTCAGTTATATAAAGACCACTTCTTTTTAATTCATTGTAGGCTCTTTGGTCATTCTCATTTTCAGACTGTTGAAATACTAATAGAAATTCATCTGGGTTATCAACATTTAGATAGTTACCAGCGGCATCCACAAATCTGTTAGCTGTTCCATCAGCCTTTGCTTTTTTAGCTTCTTCATACGCATCTTTTATATAACTAACATCATTTATTAAAGTTTCTGGATCATCTGTGTCAATCTTTAACATCCTATCCCTAATCTGTGCCATCTCTGCATCAGTAGGTGCTTTTTCAACAAATTCTTCCGCTGCTTCTAATGGATCAGCTGCATTACCTCTTAACTCTCCAGCTCCACGTTGTTGTCCATATCTCCATAGATAATATCCCTCCTCAGCTCCTGTTCCTTCTCCAAATCTTTCAATAATATCAATATCATCATTAGCTACAGCCTCGTTCCATTTCTCTTGTTCGGTAAGACTTTGGTTAGGTAAAGTTTGCTGTTTATAGTAATTAGCATTGAAATCACCATATAAAGGCTTCCCTTTAGTATTTGCATAACCTTGCTCTTGTCCATATCCAAAATCAAACTTTTGTAGTTTTTCACCTCTATAAAAATCTTTAAATGCAGACTCCACATCTCCTAATATCTTTTGAGAGTTTTCTGAACTGATCCCAGCTTCTTCTAATTTTTTCATAAGTCTAATCTTATCTCTTTGATCGGTATAATCAGCTCCTTTAGTTTGATTAGCGATCTGTATCGCATCATCATACGTTTGTTTTTTAACATTATTTACTCTGTTATATTCTCTATTGACCTCATTTATTTGTCTTGCATACTCATTTTTTTTAGGATTAAATTCATTAGCTAAATCAATTTTTTCATTGTACTCTCTTCCCTCATTATTTTCTTTTTTCAGGGCTTTGGTATAATTACCATTTGGTCTTCCCTTTTTTAAATAAAAATAACCAGGTTTCTTTTTAGCATATGTTAGGTCACTCGCGCCTCCGTCATTCATCATCCAAACTTTCGGATCTAAACCATATATCTCTCTTTTCTTTTCTTTATAAGTTGTTGCTAATTTATCAGTAACATCCCCTTTTATTCTCCTTACTATTTCATCTGCTCTGTTTTTGAAATCAGGATCAGATATATTTTTACCATCCCGTGCCCACGGTTTCAGTGACGGCTCGTCCGGTGCTCTTAAAACAATATCTGAGACATCCACATAAAAAGTATGTGTAACCTTTTGTCCGTTTTGTTCTCTCTTATTATTACCAAACACTCTTTTCATTCTCACATCCTCTGTTTTAGTATCCATTCTTGTTTCATCTTTCATTGACCTCATAAAACCAAGTACTTCATCTGTACCTTTAAAGTCCCTTCCTCTTTGTGTATATTTAGATATCTGATATTTTATAAATACTTTTCGCTTAGATTGATTTATTGGTAAGTTTTCGTCAAATTTATTTTCATCCAAAGCATCTGGCATAGTATATTCCAGCTGCCCTGTAGAGGAATTATATTTTATATTATTTTCAGTAACAGTATCTGGAAGTCCTTTAGTCGCTTCTAAAGCCTGTTCATATTCCTTTATATCCTTTTCTAGCTGTGCCCTTGTAGACATTCTAATTATTTAACTACGTATATATCATTATATCTTTTACATCATCACTCATCCATGTCTTTATGGCTTCTAACTTTACCTGTGAAAAATACTCTTTACTTTTAAACCATTCTTCCATATTTTTACTTCCTTTATCTGCATTACACTTCCTACATGCAGGGACTAAGTTATATCTATTGTTTGATCCCGATTTAAATTTAGGAACTATATGGTCGAGAGATGTAGCCGTTTCCTCACAATAGCCACATTTATGGTTCCAGGCTTCGTAGATTGCTTGTCTATATCGTCGTTTTGCTAGTCGTGGAGAGAGTTCTAAGAGCAGGGTTAATGGTTCCTGTTCATCTCTAAACATACTAATTATCGTCGTTATCTTAGTTTAAAACGACCTATTCTGAAGTTAATAATTAAGAAAACCTTAACTAAATTGGACACTACAGGTGGTGGAGGTAATTTACGTATGTACTACATACAGTGTCTAATGACAAACAATTCAGAATGGGTAACAGCCCGTAAAGCAACTCAAATTCTTGGAATCGAAAAGAAAACTTTATTCAAATACAGAGATGATGGGACTTTAAGATTAGGTCCACATTACTTAGCTTTTGAAAATTGTTTCTCTCGTGACGATTACAAATACAACATTGAGAAAGTAAAAGAGGAACTACAAAAGAAAAATCTTCTTCCTCTTAAATTCATTGATTCACTTGCAGCTTGAAAGTTCAACTCAAAATAAAAAGCCCAGTAAAAACACTGGGCTATTTTTATGCCATC